GCATCTAGCTCACCTTCAGTAATAACAATACGTTTACCAGTACTAGGAAACAAATACTGACCAAATAAGGTATCAGTGGAAACTCCTTCATAGGTGAAAATTTTCCTTTTATTTTTTATTTTAACTCCTTGTAAAACCCCATCTTTAGTAAAGTATGGAAAACGCAGGGTTTCGTCATGTCTAAATATTTTGTACTTTTCACAAGTTCCAACAGAAAGTTTTCTTTTCCTGAGAGCTTGGGCATATCCAAGGAGTTCTGCATTGGTGGTCATCGTCCGTGATTGTGAAAGATTTTGACCCTCTGCGGGTGTGTATGTGTGGCATACAAAACAGAACTTGTGGCCATCAGAGTAAACTGAATTAGCATCTGATGAGCCACATTTGTCACATGGTTCGTGAGCCACAAATTCTGAATCGGTCATATCAACCATTCAAGTGGTATATCATGGTAAGACGCCCATGGTATGTCATGTTTCTCACACCACATCGCATAAGTTGTCTTACTATGTTTGTTTATTTTATTATAGGGTGATTGAAATACCATCTTCAAATCTATTTCGGGGTTGTCCCTTTTAACAGCAAGTACCTTTCTACGGTCGGCTGGTGACCAATACCCCTTCGTTTCGAGGTAGGTATAGTTTGGCAGATGAAAATCAGGAATATAATTATGCTCAATGGTATAAGGAACCTTAGTGGATTCGTACTCATAAGATATTCCAAGATTAGTTAATAAGGTAGCAACCTTTTCTTCAAGTTTAGATTTGAATTTAATATCCTTTCTAGCTTTTAGTTTATCATAGGCCTTCTTAGCCCAATCAAGGGACTCCTCTTTAGAAGTCTTCTTCTTCGACATTATCTTCAGGTGGTAAGTCAGGAGATGTTCCTGCTTTAAAACCTGATGTTTTACCAAATAACTCGGCTACTTCATTTTCGTCCATGTCACTTGAATCAACACCAGCATCGCCTTTTATTGAGACAACTTGAACACCAACCAACTTAAGAGAACTTCCATAGGTAACTCCATCCTTGAGTATGTAAGGCTTTTGAAAGAAACCAAGCTTAACTGTAGATCCTCCATAAAGCGGTGTTTTCTTGTCAGTTACAGGCATGCCCTCAGTATCTACTATTGGAGGGCGTTTCTCTTCATTCCAAGAGAATTTTAATTTATATTTTCCTTCTGCTACCTCTTCCCAGGGTGTTGGTTTAAGTGTAGCTCTTTTAGGATTCTTGAGCTTAGACTCTGCCCATTTAAGAACATCTGTCCTCTCAGTTTCTAGCTTGTCTACGACAGTAGAGTCAACGACAGCCGATAGAGAATATCCAAACTTACCAGGTTCTAGTACAGCTTGAAATCCTTCTAGTTTTACTTCATCAGTTACATGTACATTCTTATTAGCCATCAAATGTACCTCCGTCCATTGCGTCAAGATCAGCTCCTGGCTTATCATTGACTTCATTAACTTTAGCAGGATTTAATTGCTTGAATAAAGATGTACGATATTTTGTCAGTTCATCAATACGGTTATCTAAAGCTTCTAATTGCTCTTGTTTCATTTGTCTTTCAGCGGCTTGTAATCTCTCTTCGGAGACAACAATCACCCTAGATGGAGCAAAGAAGCTATCAAATAGTGATGGGTAAATCATTAGCAGAAAAAGTATGTTGAGTCAATTACAGTAGACGGTTCAAGGTCTCCTATAATCGGTGGTTCAGTATTTGCACCTATTTGTTGTGCAAAATCAGTTAGATAGTCTTGTTTAGCAAATAAATCCATGTAGGTTTCTCTTACTAAACTGGATAACACGGTCATATCAGTAGCTCTAGATAATACACTGTCATGTATTAAAGCTATTGGAGATTCAAAACGTATAACACTAAGATGTAGAAGTGATGCATCTAAAGAATGTATAAGGTTAGGAGCCGTAGCAGCCTTATGTCTCATAATAGACACCTTATCACCTTCATTAGCTACTTCAAGTTCACATCTACCAAGTAATTGCAGCCTGACTGTTTGTTTTTCACGCTTATTTAAACGTTGAACAACAGCAAATCCTGATGGAGTAACCCATTCAAGCTGTTCAGCACCTGATCTAATGATCTTAGATACTTCAGTTTCGATCCATTTCATCACTGACATTGGGCCAGGGACTACGTTATCCATAGCCATTCTAACCGCAGCGACCGTGATTGTGAGATCTTCGTTATCAATCTTAACACTCTTCTCTTCAAGAGCATCTCTGATGTAAGTACGGTTAGAAAAAGGTTTAGCATTGTATGGAATTGTCATGACAGTGCGTTTTACACACTTCCGATCCCAAACTTCTCGGATTGCGTCAGGTATATTCCATTTGGATACCTCTGCTACAACCTTGTAAGCGTCTTGTGGGCGTTCAGAAGGAAGCACATTGACGAGTTGTGCTGTCTTGCGGTCTCTCGCTAGTCCAGCGAGGATCTGAAGCCCACTGCATGTAGCATCCGTGGCAACACACAGACCAGTAGTGTTTCTGGTACGTTTAGTTATCACCGCATGATACTCCTCACAACTAGCAAGGAATTGCCACGGCTCATCCGCTGCCTCCCAGTCACCAAGGTTTCCTATAGGATCCTCAGCTACTCTGGTAATCAACGGAATATTACTGTTAACCCAGTCTTGTCTTTCATCCCAAGTTGACTTATCTAAACCATAAGTAGTAGCACATTGAAATGCTAACCACTCCCTTGCTTTAGAAGTCATAACTGATTCATCAGCGAAGCGAATAATAGCTTTCCCAAAGTCAGTATCTTGTGGCGTAAGAAATGCTGGTATAGGATATGCCCTACCCCTGTAGTCAAAAGACCAAGGTATATAGAACCTTTTCTTGTTTTCAAATCTTCTAACAGCTTCCATTGTCATCCGCGTGCGACAGTTACGTCTAAATGCATTAGCATTTGTATTCATAACCTTAGCTGCGGCTCTCCGGTAGGCTTTACGGGCCTCCTTATTATCTGCTATATCTACGGGTTTAGGCGGGAGAGGTATTTCTACTATAGGTATAAACTTTCCTACATTTATACCTTGTTTTTCTAGATGTTTAGCAACATCAACAACGAAAGGATTCAGTCGGTATCCTACTTTCTGTATCCTATTGAGAAACTCGATCGGCTTCTCTCCCTGTATAAGTCCGCCATCTCCACGGCGTACCATTTTATGTCCACGCATTACCTCGTTAAGCAAGTAACCACCTGCTCTTTCATTACTCCAGTCATTAGGTTCTATCAGCATTGGCCATGCTTCAGGTGAGAATAACTCACTAGTAGCTATCACTTGGTCCTTGATTGTGAGAAACTCAGGCGTTGGTAGTATAATAACCGTAGTCTTACAACCAAATCTTACATGAGACTTATAAAACCATTGACTTGTATTCATTATACAATCTAACAACCATGATCCTAACTTAATTTTTAAAGTATTGTGCCATGGTATCCATGCTTCAACATTACATCTATTCATCATAGTCCTTATGACTACAAGTTTTTGATGTGTACCTATTGAAGCGTGCCAATAGTTTTGCTTAAGTGATTCTAATAAACCAGGAGCACAAGATTCATAGTGTCTCATTTGACACTCATTCTCTATCGCCTTACCTATTGATTCACACACATTTGATGCTTGATTACTATCTAACTTAGGACCAAACACCTTATCAAAGGTTACCTTACATGCAATAGCAGCCAAGGCTAATGGCTCAATATGTGATATATACTTATGAATATCTTTAAATGCTACACCATTCTTACCACGTTTAATCTTATAACTAAACGTCTTATCAATTGCTGCAACAACTAAAGGTAATAACGTTTCTATACTTGCAACACCGTAGACACTAGCTGAAGCATACTCTTTAGCTTCTAATTGTTTAGTGTTTGTCCTTAATTTCTCAAGACCTTTAGCAATTTGATCACGTTCAAGTTTAACTTGCTCCTCAATTTGTGCGGGTGTTGGCATAATCTCTGATCTCGTCGTTAATTTGATCAGTTAATAGTTGTTTAATCTCCTCATAATGAGGATGATCTTCAGATAATAAATCTAACGCTTGTTTCTCATAACTTATGATATCTTCAAGCGAGCGGGTCGTCATAATCTGTTACCTCTTCAGGATACATATATTGGATATCATCAGCAGTACATACAATGAATTCGTTGCCTGCTTCCATGATTTTACGTGTTCTAGCTTTTGCAGCTCCTACTTTATTGTAGATATACTCCCTAACCTGGCCTGTTTTGGTATCAGTTTCACGGATCATACAAGCAACAGAACTAGGTATTTCCCAGCCTGCTATCTTCCAGTCCATAAACTCATCATATGGTATAGGAAAGAACCACTCAGAAGGTGCAGAGTGAACAGCAGCCCAATTGTTGTGATAGTATTTCTTTTTAGACATCAGGAATAAGCTCCACATCTACTAGGTAATCGTCCATTAAACATGCTTCTTCATAACATTGATAGGCTAATTCGTATTCGTCCTTAGCAGAGGATTCCATCATAAAATCTCTACCACTGGATAGTTTAACATGATACTTAGGCATGGCGCGGTGATTGTGAAATAAGTTTA